AATGAATTCTCATCACCGCCAGATTTACGACCTGCTAATGTATCAGTAGTAACATCCGCTTCTTCTTTTAATGTGCCAAGGTGTTTGTCTAAACTAGCGAATTTATCTGTACTATCGCCTTGAGCTTTAGTTCCTGTGTGGTGCCATTCACCATAACGGTTGATAGAAATTTCACCTTTAGTAGGATGTTTCATTCCAGCGCCATAAGTGGTTCTGTTGAATTCCATGCCATGCTTTTTAGCGATAGAATCAAGATTATCTTCATTTACTTGTTCAACTTCTTCTTTAACTGGCTTATTAAATGCTTTGTTTAGTAACTTTTGTGTGTCAGCAAGTGTTTTCTTAACAGTTTGTGGTTTGCCTATTTGAGCATTTGGATCACGAATAGCCTTCAACAATTCTTTACCTTCTTTACTATCAGGATGTGGATAAGTATCCATCTCATTGACAACTTCTTCGTTTTTTGCTTTAGCAAGATTCTCAGGAGCAGAAATAGAATCTTTCTTTGGACCTTTAACATCAGCAACAGTCAATGGTGTGTCACCACGAGCTTTACGAACAGCAGCAGGAATATCAGAACGGTTAACGCCTTCAGGCATTACTACATCTTTTTTCTCCGCAATGGTATTTCTAACTTTTTCAATTAATTTACTAGCAAAAGTTGTTTCTTCAACTTCTTCATTGCTCTTTGTCAATGTTTTTGTGGAAGGACCTTTGAGTTTGTCAATAGATGATTTAGTCTGGTCTTGTTTTGCTTTAGCAGAGTTACCGTAACTGGATCCAAATACTTTTACACCGGTCGGTGTAGTTTCTTTGACAGCTTCAACCAATTGTTGAACTTCACCTGTTGGTGTTTGTTGTACAACAGGTTGAACTGTTTCATTAGATTCACTTTGATTTTCACCAAGAACCTTATTAACAGCATCAATCATCGATTGGCTTACTTTACTGGATGCAAACATTTTTATTCTCCGCTTTTTTTTCTTTTTTTATAAACATCTGTTGTTTTAATTTTATTATCATTCGGTGTAACCAATGGTTCTTTATTACTACCCCCACCTAATACTCCTCCGACACCCATATCACAAGCACCAGGATCATCAATTGCTTCTTTTACTTTTCTAAAACTACTAAATTCTTTTTGTTCTCTATATGTCTGGTCGCCTAAACCTGCTGGTAAACCTGACCTAGAACTAAATGTTGGTCCTACACCATTACCTTGGGTGCCAGTTCCACTAATTCGATTAAAAGTGTTATTCTTTTGTGCTTTTATTTTTTCTTTGTCTTTTTGGAAGTTGGGCTCTTTGGCTTGGGGGAGGACTTCGACTTTGGGGCCACTTTCTTCGCCGTACGTGCGGAAGGTGTAACTGGAGTTGTACTTAACGTCTCCGTCACGGACGTCATCGACTTTTCCAATTTTACGCTGGAGTTGTTGTCCGGGAGCGTTGTCGTTAAGGAACTTTTTGGTTCCTGTTTTTTGAATAGGTTTAATAGTGCTTTGAACATTTCTGCTTTCCTTAAATAATGAATCAATACTTACTTTGTTTCTACGATCCAACCAATCTTCTGCTGTTTCGCCTAATGAATCGGAATCTAGAAAATTTGTTGTAGATTCATATATTTCACTAATATCATCTTCTTTACTATCTAGGTCACCTGTATTATCGAAAGAAATGAAATTTTCGAATGATTCATTGAAATATTTAGTATTTTGTTGCGACTTCATCCAACGATCTTGTCTAACTGATTCCATCATCATTCTGGACAATAGAGAATTTCGTTCTTTACTTGTTTCATTGGATGTATTGACAAAAATCATCATTGTATCGTAACCCAATTCCTCTAGTTCCTCTTTGATGTAAGATATACGATCCTTATCATCGGCCGGACCATTAATAATCAATGGACCACGGTTACGAATAGATTCTCTACGGAAATCACTAGTTTTTTCAGATAATTTTTGTTTGTCACCCAAATATTCTTGTGCTTGAATATAGTTCAATTCTACTATCTTGGATTCAGCAATGGCTTCACGGATAACAATGTCTTTACCTGAACCAGGTCCACCAGTCACAAAGATTGCTTTGAATTGTCCGTGGTTATATGATTCATGGATTCCCATACCCTTACGAGTATCGTGCATCAATTCTTTTGCATGAGTGTCTGATACATGAGCAGGAACACCTTTACGGAATTCTTTAACATTACCACCCTTGGCATGTTCTCTCATTTTAGTACCAGACATACCTTCAGAACCTTCAGCATCAGGATCACGATGACCAGCAGAATGTACTGTTATCTTTTTGAAATTATAAGGTGTATGTCCCTCTTTATTTGGTTTGCCGTTATATTTGTTTAATGAATCTTTAAATTCTTTAACACGATCAGAACCAACAACAACATGAAGGTGAGTTACACCTTGTTTGTGTAATTTTTCAGCATGGTGAAAAATAGAAGGATGTTCTTTTGAAGCTTTCTCGATATTAGTATCTGGCGCATACCTTTTCAGATGTTTGACTTTCTGTTCGGGAGATAATGGATTCTTTTTGGCATCTTGTGTATGTGAAACAATAACATGATGCGAAGCCTTATTCTTTGCAGCAACTTCTTTAACTTTATCGATAAGTTTTAGATGTCCGGTAGTTGGTGGATTCATACGACCATAGGTCATCACAGCATGCTTACCAGCATCTTTTTCTTCAACTAATTCTAGGAATGATTTCATTTACGAACTTTTAATAGATTCTGTTTAGCAAACTCAGCACGATTAACCAATTTAGTAGGTTCCTCTTTACCGCCTTCTGGTTTATGATTCACTACAAATCCTTCAGGTTTAGATTTCTTACCATCAATATGATGGTGATATCTACCTTCATGAGTTTCTAATGAATTGACCAAAGCGTTTTTGGCTTGGTGTAAATGATGATGCATTGAGAATAAATTACCATAATGTTCTTTATTCTTTTCAACATGAGCAACTTGTTTATCACCTTCACCTGTATGTGCAGATTTTGCCTTTTCGGTGGATACTTTAGCAGCTTTCTTTTCGTAAGCGGCCGCAACATGAGATTTAAATCCTTTGACACTAGGAACTTGATCCGTTCTTACTGTATGATTTATGTAGGTTGATAAATGTCCAGCTTCTCCAGAATGTTTTGGATGGATAGCATCATACATCTTATGACCTTGTGTATCATGTATATCTTTAGCAGCTCCCATGTGTTTCTGGAATGTCTTTTCATTTTCAGCGGAATGTTTTACTTTACTTGTGTCATGTTCAGCGCCATGTAAATGGACATCAGGATGTTCTTTGAACTTACTCATATCAGGATGAGGAGAAACAGACATATTACCAATATCAGATCCGTGGTATTGTTGATGTACAACTACACCAACCTTGGATTTCTTAATCTTATCCGCTTCACTCTTTTCTTTAGGAGTATAAGTGATTGTGTTAGGAGTAAATGATACCTTAGAATCTTTGGCTTCTACAATATAACCTTCATGTAGAGTTTTAGTATCAGCATGGTGCATCAAATCACCTTGATATACACCAGTTTTTGGTGCTACTTTTGGTAGATGTTTTAAAGCGTGCTTAAGTGTTTTTACTAAACCTGGTGCGTGACCGTGGTTCTTTTCAATATCTTTATCTGTATGATTGATCTTGGGATCTTTATTGAAGGCCGACTTGGTGGCTACAAAGAATTTACCATTTTTAGGATGATGGCCAAAAACGATTGATGGAGAACCATCATATTTCATCGTCAGGTTGCTATTTTGGTGTCCAGCAGTAATATGTGCATGAGCTTGGTTTAAAGCACCAAAAGCATGTTCAAAACCTTTGTGGCCATGCATCAAAGGACGATCCTCAGCATGATGTATATGTTTCAAACTGGAAGCTTCTTCGGTTTCTTCTTTTAAGAAAGTTACAAACGATTTCATTAATTATCCTTCTAGACTTGCAACACACTTTGGTTGCCGATTGCTTATTTATACAACATCCAACCTACCTGGCTGGATTATTAGAAAGATTGGGTTCGATACATAGTGACCAAATTGTTGGATTTAAATCAAGGTATCCAATATTTGGTTAATGGTATATTCAGGTTTGTACCCCAAGTTTTTGATTTTTGAAATATCCAGAACCATATTCTTGGTTTGAACAATTTTATGAAAATCGACAGCTTCAATAGTACCAAAATCAGAAGTTGAATTTACCATTGATTTAACATATTCCAAAGCTTCACGAATATAAACTTTTTCTCCGTTACCCACATTGTAGATATCATTCGTTGGACCATTTTCAATAATTAGATTTATTGCTTGGACCACATCATCAACATGTATATAATCTCTATACATTGTACCACCATCATATAAACTAATATTTTCATTGTTTAGTACTTGATTAATCATATGTTGTAGTGCATTCTTCTTCTTAGATACTTTACTATCACTTTTACCTAAAACATTAGCTAGACGAATAATGCGATATTTTAATCCAAAAGTTTCACAGTATGAAATTAATAACTGTTCAGCTGCTCTTTTGGTAATCGAATAAAAGCCTTTTGGATCACAATGAGCATCTTCTTTCGCTGGTAATGGAACATCTCCATAAACAAACCAAGAACTGATGAAGTTAAATGTTACATCTTTACCTTTACAGGACTCCAACACCTCAACAAGAGTTGCTAGGTTCGTTTCTATATCAAGATATGGATTGGTGTGAACATTGTAATTATCAATCGTAGAAATAAAATAAACCACCTCATTGGTTTTTACTTCATAATCACTTCTTTCGTTGATAATAACATTGGGTGTTAGTTCAGCATAACGACCACCAACAAAACCTTTACCTAATACATTTATTCGTTCCATTTTTTACAAACCTTTTCAATATAATTCAAAATCTTATCATTCCATAAAGGTGAACAACCAACAAAGAATACATTACTTAATGCCAAGTTACCGTTTGGATATTTTTTAAAATCGTCCAAATGTTTATATCCAGGATGTAATAAGATATTACCAGCAAAATAGTTTCTTGTTTGAATCTTATTCGCTTCAAAATGAGAAACTAGTAATTCTTTCATTTCTTGTGATTCACAGAAAATAGGAACACCAAACCAAGATGGATCGGAATTGGACGAAGCATTAATAACACGAGCGCCTGGAATATTATCTTCAATAAACTTTTGAACCTTTGCTTTATATTCTCTGCGTTTACTTTCCAACATATCAAATTTTAACAACTGTTCAATACCAATAGCGCCTTGTAAATCTAAAGGTTTCAAGTTATATCCAATGTTTGTGAAAACATATTTGTGGTCAATAACACCATCATAGTCATTCAACCAATTATCAAATCGTTTACCACAAGTACCACATTCCAATAGATTGTTGGAACCGACACAATAACAATCACGTCCCCACCAAGAAATGCTTCGTGCTTCTTTAATAAATTCTTCATCATTGGAACATACCATACCACCTTCACCAGTAGAAATATGATGAGCAGGATAGAATGATGTTGTCCAAGCATAATATAAATCAGTAATCAGATTGCCATTCCAATTTGTACCCAATGAATCACAATTATCTCCCAATAGAATTAGGTTGTGTTTTTTACAGATTTCAACAAGTCTGTCCATATCAGGAGGATTACCTAGAACTGGAGATACAAAGATTGCTTTAGTTTTTGGTGTAATCTTATCTTCAATTTTATTAACATCGAAATTTAATGTGTCCAATTCGATATCAATGAAAACAGGTTTCATGCCGTTCTGAATAATCGGTGCAATAGTCGTAGGGAAGCCAACCGGAGATACAATAATCTCATCGTCTTGTTGCCAATTGAATTTCTTTTTCATTGCGGTAATCAACACTAGATTGGCGGAACTACCGGAGTTTACCATGTGTGAATAACCAACATTGAATCGTTTACTAAACTTATTTTGAAATTGTGCTACTTTTTCTCCAGAAACAATCCACTTACCATTGAGTAATGTGTCCATGGCAGCATAAATTTCTTTATCATCCCAATATTGGCCAGAATATTGAACAAATTCTCCATCAACATAATTATCGTAATTCTTTACATATTTTGGTTGAACTTTTTGTGATAATGCTTCAAGCATTTGATGAATAATCATTTCATTCCTTTATTAATTAATTTACTATTATACATTATAAAAACTTCTTATACCCATTTTGCCATGGAATCCTAAACTCTTACCCAACCAAGGATTTGGTTTTCCTGACCAAGGAGAAATTTCTGAGTGATTTTCAACAGACCACCTATCAGCAATTTCATATGGAGCAAATTTGATATCATCTTCTTTCTCCAAAATATCTCTCCATACTAAACAAATAATGGCATCTTCTGGAACTTTAGTTACTCCATCTTGAGTTGTGAATATATTGAATTCACTATTATAATCCAAATAAGATTCTGTGTCATACGGAATATCTCTAGTAATAAGACTATTATACAACTTTCTAGAGCGTAAAGTAAAGCCACCATTACCAACCATACCAGTATCCCAAGTAGCACCAATATAATCGTATTCCAAAAACTCATCTGTCCAAGCGTCAGGATTGACAGCATATCCATCAGAGTGAATAATCAAATTAAAATCTTCGGTACAAATGTGTGGACACAATTTTAATGTGATGAATGAATATTGCTTTTGAAAATCTGTAAACTTAGGTATCTTTACCCAAACAACGGGATAGTTACAATCACCAGAAAAAGGAATGTCCGAAAACCAATAAACTTTTGTTATATCTACTTTATCTTTTAAAGTTTCAATAGTCCTATTAAGAGCGTAAATTGTTGGCTCATAAGATAAAGCATCGATACAGGTAATACTCAATGACATATTTTCTCCTAATACTTTTCTTTATAACCGTGCCACATTTCTGGCTCTACGCTGGCATCATTTAAATGATATACATGCTGATCATTAGGACCCCATACCATATAG